GACCGCGATAAATATCTAGCGACAAAGTTTTACATTTGAACTTAGACTAAATGAGTAATACGAAAAAAGGTAAGACGGTCAGAGAGATTGCCGAGTTTTTTGGCATACATCACATGACTGTGCGCGAGTGGATTAAGCAGGGTTGCCCGTATATTCAGGCTGGTCGGCATGGCGGCGGGGAGGGCAAAGAATGGTTGCTAGACCCATACGAGGTGCATAAGTGGAAAGTCGAAAAAGAAGTCAGAAAGGCGGTGGGCAATTCTGACATTGCTGACCTCGATGAATCCAAGCGGCGTAAGGTAGCGGCAGAAGCGGCGCTGGTCGAACTGGAACTGATGCGCGAACAGGGTTTGGTGGTCGAGATTGAAAAGGTGTCTCAAAGCCTGTATGACGAATTAGCCAACTTCCGGGCGAAGATGTTAGCCTTGCCAACCAAGGTGGTTAGTGACATATTCGCGGCTAAGTCAAAAGACGAAATTAGAAACATATTGCAAGACAGTATTAACGAGGCACTCGATGAAATTAGCACCACAAGTGCAGAGTCGGCAGATGAGGTTATTGAGGAAAGCGATACGTCAGACAATGGCGAAGTCGCTGAAGCCACCGCCGAAACTCACGATTAGCGAATGGGCAGATAAGCATAGACGTTTATCGGCTGAGTCATCTGCCGAGGCTGGAGTGTGGGACACCGCGCGTGCTGAGTACCAGCGCGGGATTATGGATGCCATCAACGACCCCACCGTGCGCGAGGTGGTGGTTATGACCTCGGCGCAGATTGGCAAAACCGAATTACTTAACAACATTGTTGGCTACCACATAAGCCAAGACCCGTCGCCTATCTTGGTTGTGCAGCCTACATTGGATATGGCGCAGACTTGGAGTAAAGACCGACTTGCGCCTATGCTGCGGGATACCCCTGCTTTGCAAGGGTTGGTCAAAGACCCACGCGCACGCGATTCAGGCAACACCACGCTACACAAAGTGTTTCCCGGTGGGCACATTACTGCTTGCGGCGCTAACTCGCCTAGTAGTCTTGCCTCGCGTCCTATTCGGGTGGTTCTGATGGATGAGGTAGACCGCTACCCTGTGTCGGCTGGGAGTGAGGGCGACCCGGTACTGCTGGCAAAGAAGCGTGCTACAACTTTTTGGAATCGTAAAGTCGTTTTGGTTAGCACCCCAACCAACAAAGGCGCTAGTCGGATTGAGACAGCATTTGAGGCATCAGACCAGCGTCATTTCTACGTCAATTGCCCACATTGTGATGCCAAGCAAACGATGAAATGGTCGAACGTCAAATGGGACGAAGATAAACCCGAGACTGCGCGCTACATCTGCGATGACTGCGGTGTTGAATGGGATGAGGCAGACAGGATGCGTGCCATTCGTAATGGGCATTGGAAAGCGCACGACGAATTTACCGGGGTTGCTGGCTTTACCCTATCAACGCTTTATTCGCCGTGGGCTAGTCTTGCCGATGGCGTGCGAGACTTCTTAGAGGCAAAGAAACAACCCGCCACCCTGCGGGTATGGGTCAACACTTATCTTGGGGAGTCTTGGGAAGAACAAGGCGAGGCAGTTGACGATTACGAACTGTCCCAACGCCGCGAAGATTGGGATGCCCTGCCCCGAGAAGTGCTGCTTCTGACGGCTGGGGTGGACGTTCAGGATGACCGCCTTGAAGTGGAGGTGGTGGGTTGGGGACTCGACGAGGAATCATGGTCTATACATTATCAGACCATTTACGGTGACCCATCAAGCCCGAAGGTTTGGGAAGATTTGGATGTGGTCTTGGCGCGTAAGTGGGAACACGAATCCGGGTCAGAGATGATTGCTACCGCGACCTGCGTGGACTCAGGCGGTCACCATACGCAGAGTGTTTACAAGTATTGCAAAGCCCGTGAGGGTAGGCGCGTGTTTGCTATCAAGGGTGTTGGCGGCGACGGGCGACCGCTGGTGGGCAGACCCAGCAAAAACAACATCGGCAAGGTCAATCTGTTTCCGATTGGCGTCGATACTGCCAAGCACTTGTTGTTTAGCCGATTTCGTATTACCGAACCCGGTGCTGGCTATTGCCACTTTCCTAGTGACCGAGATGACGAATACTTTAAGCAGTTGACCGCCGAGAAAATCGCCACACGCTATCACAAAGGGTTTGCGCGGCGTGAGTTCGTCAAGGTGCGCCCACGCAACGAGGCGCTTGACGTTCGTGTGTACGCAATGGCTGCGCTGACCTTGCTAAACGCAAACCTAAAGGCGCTGCATAATCGGATGATGGCAAACCTAGATAAGTCGGAACAAGTCAACAAGGTTGCGCCTCAAATGAAAAAAGTGCAAAGAGGTGGTGCATTTGTAAACCGATGGCGTTAGAATTACAATGCAAGCCATCTAATGAGGGCGGTACATGGCTAACCTATTTGACGCGGCGAACGCGCCGACAACCGAACCTGTGACTGTTGTAGTCGGCGACTTCATCCAATGGAAGCGCACCGACCTTGGGACGGACTACCCAAACAATCTATACACCGCGACATACGTTGCACGGATTACTGGCGGCGGCGCTAACGAGATTACCTTAACTGGGACGGCAAGCGGCGAAGATTATTTGTTTACTGTCGAAAGTGCAGATTCGGCAGATTTCGCACCGGGTTATTACCATTGGCAACTTGAGATAGTTCGCAATAGTGATTCCAACCGTATTGTGGTTGACCGTGGCGTGTTCACGGCAATCGTTGACCTCGATGTAAACCAATCAGACCCGCGCACACACGCGGAGATTATGATTTCCAAAATCGAGTCGTTGTTGAGTGGCAAGGCAGATGCTGATGTTTCATCGTATAGCATCGCTGGTCGTAGCCTGACCAAATTGTCATTCTCGGAATTGGTAGAAGCGCGTGACTACTACAAGCGTGAGTATCAGAAAGAGGTAATCGCTGAACGCATACGCCGAGGGAAATCAACAGGCGCTACCGTAAAGGTAAGGTTCTAAATGGCACTCATCGACTTATTCAAGCGTAAGCAAAAGCCGCCAGCCAAACGCCAATACGCTGGCGCACAGATTGGTCGGTTATTCAATGATTTTGTGGCATCCAGCCGCAGCCCTGATGAGGAAATCAAGGCTGCGCTGGCGGTATTGCGTAACCGATGCCGTGACCTCGCAAGGAACAACGAATATGCCAAGCGTTACATACAACTTGCTAAAGCGAACGTGGTGGGTGAACGCGGCGTATCTATTCAAGTCAAGGCGCGAAACGATAACGGAACAATGGACGTATTCGGCAACGATGTCATTGAACGCGCTTGGAAGCAATGGGGTCGTAAGGGAACTTGTACCGTTGACGGTCGTTTATCTTGGGTAGATGCCCAGCGGCTATTCGTCGAAAACCTAGTGCGCGACGGCGAGGTGCTGGTGCGCTTGGTGAACTACCCGAACCGCTTTGGGATGGCGCTGGAGTTCATCGAACCCGACCTGCTTGACGAACAGTACAACCACGACCTGCCAAACGGCAACAAGATTCGCATGGGCGTGGAACTAGACAAGTTCAATCGCCCGGTGGCGTATCACCTGCTTGCCAAGCATCCCGGCGAATATTCGGGTGGCTTGATTGGTAAGGCAAAGTGGATACGCATACCTGCTGACAATTTGCTACATTTGTATCTGCCCGAACGTGCCCAGCAAACCCGTGGCGTACCGATGATGTCGGTAGCCATCTCTAGTTTGAAGATGCTGCACGGCTACCGTGAAGCCGAATTGGTAGCAGCCCGTGTGGGCGCATCCAAGATGGGTGTGATTACGTCACCCAATGGCGATGGTTTCCCAAGTGACGATACCGAGAACTCATACACGCCAATCATGGACGCCGAACCCGGCACGTTCCATCAATTACCCGCTGGCTACGATTTCAAGATGTTCGACCCAACGCATCCAACGAGTGCGTTTGCCGACTTTGAAAAAGCCGTGCTGCGCGGTATCGCGTCAGGCTTGGGGGTTAGTTACACCAGCCTCGCCAGCGACCTTGAGGGCGTAAGTTATTCGTCGATTCGTCAAGGCGCGCTAGAAGACCGCGACCAATGGAAAGTCGTGCAAGACTTTCTGATTCAGCATTTCGTGCAGCCGATATTTGAACGCTTCTTAATGAAGATTATGGAGGGTGGCGTTATCAACATCCCGGCAACACGGTTTGATAAGTTTGCCGAGGCTACCGTTTTCCGGGCGCGTGGGTTCCAATGGGTTGACCCGCAGCGCGAGATGCAAGCCGCCGTGGTTGGTCTGCAAAACGGTATCCTTAGTCTGCAAGACGTTGCTAACCAATATGGGCGCGATGTTGAGGAAACATTCGACCAAATCGAAGCCGAGAAACAGATGGCAGATTCGTATGGCATTAGCCTAGCGTTCCAACCATTTGGCGGCGGGCAAAGTGCCTATGGCGCTGGCAAAATCGACCCTATGACGGGCAAACCTGTAAGCGAGTTAAGCGATGCCAACCCCGAATGAGGCAATGCGCGAAGAAGCGCAACGCGGCTTAGATTGGCGGCGTGAGTACGGGCGCGGGGGTACTGAGGTCGGTATCGCAAGGGCGCGTGATATTGCCCGTGGTGCTAATTTGTCTGACGATACTGTCAAGCGCATGGTGAGTTACTTTGCACGCCATGAGGTAGACAAAGAAGCCGAGGGTTTCCGACCCGGCGAGGATGGATACCCCAGCAATGGGCGCATCGCGTGGGCGCTATGGGGCGGCGATGCTGGTCAGTCATGGGCAAACAAAGAGGCTGCAAAGATTGACCGGAATATGGATTTAAGACCATATCCGAACGAACACGCAGCACGCCTACGCGACCCCAGCAAGTACGAACGCTTTGCACGCGAAAACGATGCCTTTGGTCGTGGGATTGACGCCATCTTTGGTATCATTGACAATACATCCGAATTACAAGCGATTAGATTTGATAAGGATTTGTTTACAGTTGACGAGGCTAGGGCTTGGTTGGCTGAAAACGATTACGAAGCACTTGAATTTGAACCAGCGACCGAAAGGGCTGATATGGACGAACGTCAAGAAATTACCGAAGAAATTGTTGAAGTGGCTGCTGAAGTCGCTGAGACTGTATCTGAGGAAGTCGTGGAAGCAAGCCGCGACGAGGAAGTGGTCGAAGCGGAAGTTGCGGTGGAAACCGAGGAACGCCGCGCCGTGGAATTGGTGCATCGCGCCGATTCTATGGACGCACAAGTGGTCGATGAACGCCGTGTGCAAATGGCGATTTCGTCTGAACAACCCGTGGAACGGTCGTTCGGGCTAGAGGTGCTTGACCACTCTAACCAATCAATTGACCTGAGTTTCTTGAACTCGGGTCGTGCGCCGTTGTTGCTAGACCATGACCCTACGCAGCAAATTGGCGTAATCGAATCCGTAGACCTCGATGGCTCGGCACGCAGGTTGCGTGCGACGGTGCGCTTTGGAAAAGGTGCGCTGGCGAATGAGGTTTATGGTGATGTCGCTGACGGGATACGCGGCAATGTGTCTATCGGTTATCGCATCGACAAGATGACGAAAGACAAAGATGGGCGCACCTACCGTGCAGTCAGTTGGCGACCGATGGAAGCCTCTATTGTTTCGATACCTGCCGATACGTCTGTTGGCGTGGGTCGTTCGATGGATGCGGTCATCTCTGAAGCCATCGAGGTCGAAACGCCTCAAATCGAAACCGTGGTGGAAGCCGAACGTGCTGAAGCCGCACCCGAAAAGGAAATCAAAATGGAAGAAGTCAAAGTGCAGGTCGAAGACCAGCAAGCGCGTCAATATGACGCCCCGGTTCAAGCCGACATCGGCATGACCAAGCCCGAAGTCAAGCGTTATAGCATTTTGCGTGCTATCAATGCTTTGGCTAACCCCACCGACCGCAATGCCCAGCGTGCCGCCGCTTTTGAACTTGAGTGTTCCGAAGCCGCCCAGCGCCAGTATGGTCAAGCCGCCCAAGGCGTGATGGTTCCCGGCGAAATCCTCGCCCAATGGAACAAGCGTGACATCAACACCAGCGACGATGCTGGCTTGGTGGCGCAGAACTTTCGTCCCGGCGACTTCATCGATGCTTTGCGTAACGCCTCTAGCGTAATGCAAGCCGGGGCAACCATGCTGACGGGTCTGTCGGGCACGGTGAAAATCCCGAAGAAAACCTCTGCCTCTGCTGGCGGTTGGGTTACTGAAGGCACGGCTACTAGCGAAAGCGAAATGGTCACGGGTTCGGTCACGATGTCGCCCAAGACTGTGGGCGCGTTCACCGACATCAGCCGCCTAATGATGATGCAAACGTCTCTCGATATCGAGGCTTTGGTTCGCCAAGACCTGTCTGATTCGATTGCCCTTGCCATCGACTTGGGTGCTTTGGCTGGTAGCGGTTCTAGCGGTCAACCTACTGGCGTGAAGAACACCAGCGGCATCAACACCCCGACCAACTTTGCGGCTGCTAACCCCACTTTTGCTGAAGTGGTGGCTATGGAGACTGCGGTTGCCGAGGACAATGCCCTGCGTGGTAACCTCGCCTACATCTTGCCAGCCGGGATGTACGGTGCGCTGAAGACCACCACCAAAGACTCGGGTTCGGGTCAATTCGTGGTTGCCCCTGACGGCACGATGAACGGGTATCGCGCCATTGTTTCCAACCAAGTGACCGCTGGTGACTTGTACTTTGGTAACTTTGCCGACCTGTTGATTGGTATGTTCGGCGGCTTGGACATCATCGTTGACCCCTACACCGCCTCTAGCGCGGGTACGGTTCGCGTTGTTGCCCTGCAATCGGTCGATGTGGCGGTTCGCCACGCCGTATCGTTCGCCTTTAACAACGACGGCGCGTAAGCAAACTAGGGGAGGGGTGGCAACATCTCTCCCCTTTTTCCTATGAAATACGAAATCACAAAAAACACTAGAACCAGCCACGGCAATGCGACCATTGGCGATGTGGTTGAACTGAGTGCAGACGAAGCGCGGGAACTGATGGCATACGGCAGAATTAAGCCCTACGACGAATCCAAGATGGTTGACCGTTCGGTTGGCTTGGAAGTGTCAGAGGAAAAGGTAGTTCGTCGCGGCAGACCGCGCAAGGTGTTCTAAATGGCGGTAGAAAGCGCAGATGACCGCGCAGCGATGCTTGCTGACTTTGGGGTGTCTATTACCTACACCGTCCAAAACGGCAGCGCAGCGACCATTACAGGCATCTTTGATAACCAGTATGTTGAGGTCGATGCTGGCGGCGAAGTTGGCTTTGCCGTACAACAACCGCGCCTGACGGTGCGAACGGCTGATGTGCCGAACTGCACAGAGGGCGATACCTTTGTGGTTGGCGGTGTAACCTATCTCAGCCGCATCGTGCAAGACGATGGCACAGGCATAACCCTAGTGGCGCTTGAGAAACAATGAGTCACGTTCGCAAACTAATCCGCGACAATATCGTGACCACGGTTACGGGTCTGACCACGACCGCCAGCCGGGTGTACAAGACGCGCATCTACCCATTGGAAACAGGCAAGTTGCCGGGGCTTTGCGTCTACACCAAATCCGAAACAAGTGAAATGCAGACCATGACCATGCCACGCACGCAGATGCGGGTGCTTGACGTTATGGTTGAGGCTTATGTGCAGGGCACGGATGACGCCCTAGACACCATCGCTGTCGAAGTCGAGGAAGCATTGGCTACCGACGTTACGCGCGGTGGGTATGCAAAAGATACCGAGGTGGTTGACTTTGAAGCCGACTTTAGCGGCGAGGGCGAGAAGCCATTTTCGGTTGGTCGGTTCACAGTCCGGGTAACGTACATGACTGTGGAAAATGATGTTGAAACTGCCGTGTAACGCGGTAAAATCTGCTTGTTGAAAAGGAGAGTCACAAATGGCTACACATAAGGGTTCAGAGGGAACGGTCAAGGTCGGCGCTAACGCCGTTGCCGAGATTCGTTCGTTCACCATCACCGAAACTGCTGACACCATCGAAGATACCTCGATGGGCGATAGCGCACGCACTTATCTGCCAAGCCTCACTAACTTTACTGGCGACCTGTCGGTTCTGTGGGATGAGACTGACACCGATGGTCAAGCCGCCATGACTGTTGGCAGCAGCATTACCTTTGCGGTTTATCCCGAAGGCGATACCAGCGGCGACACCTATCTGTCGGGCACGGCTATCGTGACCAGCAAATCGGTAACTGGTTCGTATGATGGTTTGGTTGAGTCCAGCATCAGCGTGCAAGGTACTGGTGCGTTGACCACTACGACCGTCTAATGAGTCTAGGTAAACGCATCGCTGAGAAGCGGCAAGCGAATCGCAAGCAGATAGAGGTTGTTGAGTGGGGCGAGGATGATGCGCCGTTAATTGTTTATGTGGGTATGCTGACCGCAGCCGACGTATCCAAGTTACAACGCAAATATCCCGGCTTTCTCAACAACCCGACAGTTGATGCCATGATTGATTTGATTATCATGAAAGCCGAATCCAAAGAGGGCGAGAAGTTGTTCACCCTAGAGGACAAACCCTTTCTGATGCGCGAATCAATCACTTTGGTCAGCCGTGTTGCTGGTGAGATGTTTAGCACGGTTGAATCGGTGGAGTCGTTGGGAAACGACTAAAGTCGGACAGTATGAGGATGAACCTCATTGCCTTGGCTGACCGACTACACAAAACCATCGAGGAAATTGAGGAAATTAGCGTTACTGAACTGAACGAATGGGCTGCGTTCTACCAGTTACGCGCCGAAACTAAAGAGTGAGAACGCGATGGCTGGTAAAGACGTACAGATTAAGATTGGTGCGGTTGACCAAACCAAAGCAGCCTTTAATAGCGTATCACGTTCACTTAGCGGGCTGCGGTCTGCGGTATTTAGCGTTCAAGGGGCTATTGCTGGTGTTATTGGTGGCGCTGCCATTAAAGGCATTGTGGACATCAATGCTTCATTCCAGCAACTACAAGCCAGCCTAGTTACATTTACCGGGTCGCAAGAGGCGGCTAATAAGCAGTTTGAGATACTGCGGCAATTCGCATCCAAGACGCCATTCTCGCTGCAAGAAGTGGTGGGCGGTTTCAACATCTTGGTTGCCCGTGGCATCAATCCTACGGTTAAGAGTTTTGAGTCATTTGGCAACATCGCCGCTGGTACTGGAAAGACGCTGAACCAATTCGTTGAAGCGGTTGCCGATGCTGCGGTCGGTGAGTTTGAACGACTCAAAGAGTTTGGTATTAAGGCAAGCGTCGAGGGCGATAAGGTCAAGATGACGTTTGGCGGTGTCACGCAAACCATTACCAAAGATTCGGAATCTATCCTTGCCTACTTAGAGAAACTAGGTCAAACCAAATTTGCTGGTTCTATTGAACGGCAATCTAAAACGCTGAGTGGTGCGTTTTCTAACTTTGGTGACGCAGTAGATGATTTGGCAGTCACCCTTGGAAAAGCAGGTCTTAACAATGTCATTGTTGACATTACTCGCGCATTAACCGACTTGATTAGCCGTTTATCGGAGGCTACTAAAGCAGGTTTAGGATTTGCCAAGGCGATTAAGTTTGCCTTTGGAGATAATGACGTTCAACAACAATTGTCTGTGTTAGAAGAAAAACTTAAAGCAGTTCGCAAAGAGTTGTATGAAATTGGCGACATTGATGATTTTGGGCAGCAAGACAGATTAAACAATTTACAAACCGAAGAAGCCCAACTGGTTAAGCAGATTGAGTCATTCAAGAAATATATTGCGTTCCAAAATGACGCTGCAAAATCCGCAGGTAAGCAAGTAGAACCTATTAAGAAAGTTGGCAAAGAACTTGAGACGTTCAAAGGTACGATGAGTGGAACCGTTACAACTGTTGTTTCATTCGGCGAAGAAACCCGCGTGCAAGTTAATGCGCTATACGAATACCAGCAAGCCATTCGCACGGTATCAGAGGAAATGCAGTCGATGGCGGTGCGTGGTTTGCAAAGCCTAGAGGACAACTTGACCGCCGTGATTATGGGCACGAAGTCTGCCAAGGATGCGTTTGCAGATATGGCGCGGTCTATCATTGCTGACCTTATCAAAATCCAAATTCGCAAGGCGATTGTCGAACCGCTATCGGGCGTATTGGATACTGCCTTGGGTTCTATATTCCCCGGTTCGCAAATGCCATTCCCAGCCCGTGCGATGGGCGGTAGCGTAACCGCTGGTCAGCCTTACATGGTCGGCGAACAAGGCGCAGAGTTGTTTGTGCCGGGTCAAACTGGGACAATCGTACCCAACAACAAAATGGCTGCTGGCGGCGTAACCGTCGTGCAAAACATCAACGTAACCACAGGCGTGCAGCAAACCGTGCGTGCCGAGATAATGACCCTGATGCCGCAAATCGCCAATGCTGCCAAGTCTGCGGTGGCTGATGCCAAGTTGCGTGGCGGGTCTTATGCTGCGGCTTTGAGGTAATCATGGCAATCACTTATCCAGTAACTTTCCCCGACGTTGGCATACGCGCTATGACTATTCGCGGCAACACCATTGTCGGCGTATCTGCCTCGCCGTTTACTGCCCAGCAACAGGTGTACAAACATCAAGGCGAATGGTGGGAAGCCGAGGTTACCTTGCCGCCTATGAAGCGTGCGACTGCCGAACAGGTATCGGCTTTCTTGCTAAAGATGAAAGGGCGTTATGGAACATTCCTGCTGGGCGACCCTGCCAATACATCCCCGAGAGGCGTGGGTACTGGGACGCCTTTGGTCAATGGCGCTGGTCAAACGGGTTCGTCTTTGGTAACCGATGGCTGGACGGTAAGCACCACGGGCATCCTCAAGGCTGGCGATTGGATACAGTTAGGCACGGGGTCTAGCACGACCCTGCACAAGGTCTTGGATGACGTTAATTCGGATGGGTCAGGTAATGCAACGCTTGAACTTTTCCCGCGCATACGCACTAGCCCTGACGATGACGCTGCGATTACAGTATCCAGCCCCAAGGGAATATGGCGCTTGGCATCAAATCAAATGGAATACTCGATTGATGAAGCCAGCGTTTACGGCATTACCTTTGCCTGTATAGAGGCACTCTAATGGCACGCGACCTTACCGCTGGAGTAGAAGCCGCAATATCAGCGACTGAGGTTAAGCCGTTTCTATTGTTTGAGGGTAACTTTTCTAGCGGCACAACTAGGATGTGGTCAGGATATGGTGACCTGTCGTGGAATGGTCAAACGTGGCTAGGTGCAGGGCATCTTGCTGCGGTATCTCCCATTACAGAAAATGACGAGGTGCAAGCCAATGGCATCTCGGTAAGCCTAACCGGGATACCGTCTGAGTTGATTTCGCTAGTGTTAAATGAAGTTGGGCAAGGTCGATTGGGTCGAATCTATATTGGATTCTTAGACGCAAGTGATGCGGTGATTGTTGACCCTATCTTGGCTTTTGAAGGTCGTTTAGATGTGCCATCTATTGAGGAGGCTGGCGAAACCAGCACAATTTCTATTACTTACGAATCGCGCTTAATTGACCTGCAACGCCCAAGAGAAACACGCTACACCAACGAGGAACAATTACGTCTATACCCCAGCGATGTTGGCTTTGAGTTTGTACCTGCCATGCAAGAAAAAGAGATTACATGGGGGCGTGGATGAGAATTGATGGATGGGAAAAACGATTAGACGCAATCATCACCGCCAACGAACCATTTACATGGGGCACGAATGATTGTTGTATGTTTGCCGTTCGCTGCGTCGAGGCAATTACTTGCGTAGACCACGGCAAAAAGTATCGCGGCTACAAGACGCGCGTGGGTGCAATGAAACGCCTAGCCAAATATGGCGGGGTTGAGGGTATCGCCACAGAGTGTTTGGGCGACCCTAAGAGTATCAAATTAGCCAAGCGTGGCGATGTAGTCTTGCATGATATTTCAGACGATGGGTTATCCCTTGGCGTATGTCTTGGCGATAAAATTGCCACAGTCAATGACGATGGTGTTGTATATATGCCTTTGTCTGATGGCATAAAGGCTTGGGGCGTCTGATGGGCAAGAAAGGTAAAAAACTATTAACCGCTGCCTTCACCATTGCAGCAGTTGCTACTGGTGTGGGGTTTTTTCTACCTGCTGCGCTTGGTGGACTGACAGCGGCAACCGCTGGCGCTTTTTTTGCGCGTCAGTTTGTTACAAGTCTTGTTTTGGGTGCGGTTTCTTCTGCGCTAACCAAATCGCCTACCGCGCCAAGCATAGTCACTAGAGATAACAAGGTCACGACTCGCCAGCCTATTGCGTCGCGCAAGGTAGTGTATGGGCGAACCCGCATTGGCGGGAATATCGTATACATTGAATCAACTGGCAACAACCAATATCTACACATGGTGATTGCCCTTACTGGTCATGAGATAGATGCTATTGAGAAGTTCTATTTGAACGACCAAGAAGTAACGCTAGATGGTAGTGGCAACGTAACATCATCGAATTATTCCGGTGTTGCGCGCATCCAGTACAAACTAGGCACGGATGACCAAACCGCCTTTGATGACTTGGTAAGCGAATCTGCTGGTCTATGGACAACTAACCACCGTATGAGCGGATGTGCTGCGGTGTATATGCGCCTGAAATACGACCAAGACAAATTCCCGCAAGGCGTGCCAAACTTTAGTTGTTTAGTGCGCGGTAAGAAGGTATATGACCCACGCACCGATACTACTGTTTGGTCGGCTAACCCAGCCCTGTGCATTTCTGATTACTTAACGAATACCTCATACGGTCTAAAAGAAACCTACGCCACCGGGATAAACGAAACCGCTTTGATTGCTGCCGCTAACGTCTGCGATGAGGATGTAAACGTGGCGGGTGGAACTACTGAAAATCGGTATGAGGTGCATGGCGTCTTTGAAACATCGGTTCGACCCGAGGATATCTTGAACCAGTTGGCTAACTCGATGGCTGGCAAGATAGTGTGGGCGAATGGCACTTGGCGCATATTGGCTGGGGCATATACGACACCGACCCTTACATTCGATGAGAATGACTTGCGCGGTGGTTTCCGGGTGCAGACCTTGATTAGCCGACGCGAATCATTCAATGCGGTCAAGGGTGTGTTTTTAAGCCCTGACGAAAATTACATTGTTACTGATTTCCCACCCATTACGTCAGCATTATTTGTAGCGCAAGACAACAACGAACAGACCTTTAAGAACATTGAATTGCCGTTTACTACCTCGGCGTCGATGGCACAGCGTATTGCCAAGATAGACTTGCTGCGGTCGCGCCAGCAGATTACCTTGACCATGCCAATGAAGTTGGTTGGATTAAAGGCTAATGTCGGTGATATTGTTTACATCAACAATACCCGCATGGGATGGTCAAACAAGCCATTTGAAGTGGTTAGTTCGCAATTATCGTTTGATGAGGTATTGGGCGTAGACGTTGGATTGCGAGAAATATCGACAGACGTTTTCGATTGGAATACATCAGAAGAACAAGCATACGACCCATCGCCTAATACCAATCTGCCTGACCCGCTAAACGTTATCGCGCCGGGTGTATCGGCAATTGACGTCTTGGAAATCAATAGCGAAACCATCATTACAAAACTGGTGGTTACGGTTAGCGGCGAACATGGGTTCCAAGACCGCTACGAGGTACAGGCGAAACAATCCACCGAGACAGAGTATCGCAACCTTGGGCAAGCCACGGGCACTATCTTTGAATTGCCCAACGTGATTGACGGTGCGGTGTATAACGTCCGGGCGCGTACCATCAATGCGCTGGGTGTGCGGTCTGCTTGGACTACCACCAACCATGAGGTCGTCGGCAAGACTGCGCCGCCGCAAGACGTTAGCGATTTCTCAATCAATATCGTCGAGACGCAAGCCTACCTGACTTGGACGCCTGTCACCGACCTTGACTTATCGCATTACAGAATACGCCACGCAAGGGAGACTGTTGGCGCGACCTATTCCAATGCGGTTGACCTGATTGCCAAAGTGCCACGACCGGGCGTGTTTGCCATTGCCCCTGCGATGACGGGCACATACTTTATTAAGGCAATTGACAAACTCGGCAACGAATCCATCAATGCCACCTCGATTGTGGCAATCATCGAGTCGATTAAAGACCTGAACGCTATCGAGACGGTCACGGAATCGCCGTCGTTCACGGGCGCTAAAACCGAGTGTCACGTTACGGATGAGGGCTTGTTGGTACTTGATACCTCGATTGACTTTGATAGCGCCACAGGGCTATTTGACGATGCTGACGGCGACTTTGATGGTGGTGGCGGCAAGACCTCGACCGAGGGCACATACACCTTTGCAAATGTGGTTGATTTGGGCGCGGTCTATACCTCGCGCGTGACCATAAACGCTAACGTCGGTCGCATTGATTACGTCAATCTGTTTGACGATGTAGCGGGTAATTTTGATGACCGCGAGGGTCTATTCGATGGCGACCCGAATACCTACGGCGACTGTAATGTGCAGTTCTACATCAGCACCACAGAGGATGACCCCAACGCTGCTGAACCGACTTGGACTGCATACCGCAAGTTTTTCGTGGGAGACTACAAAGCCCGAGGGCTACGTTTCAAGGCGGTGCTAACCACGACCTCGGACGAATCTAGCCCGTCGATATCTAACCTGTCGGTATCGGTTGATATGCCTGACCGGGTAGCCAGCGGCGATGATTTGACTTCAGGCGCTGGGTCTTATGGTGTTACGTTTTCCCCTGCCTTTAAAGCGACCCCTGCTATTGGCATTGCCGCGCAGAACTTGGCGCAGGGAGACTTCTACGAGATTACCGCAAAGTCGGCATCAGGATTTACAATTACGTTCAAAGATTCAGGCGGTTCACCCGTAAGTCGGACGTTTGATTACGTTGCCAAAGGCTATGGCGAACTGGCTGCATAAAGGAAGCACACATGAGTCAACACGACCTATCCATCGCAAACCAAGGTTTCCCAGCATTTCGTAGTGACCTAAACGATGCCCTGCAAGCATTGGGGTCGCTAAGTTCAGGGGACACCGCGCCCAGCACGACATACGCAAACCAACTTTGGTATGACTCGGCAAACAACATCCTCAAGATGCGTAACGAGGATGACGATGCTTGGATAAGCCTTGCGACCCTAGACCAAACCGCCGATACCTTGACGGCTATCGGTTCGCTGACGATTGCAAATGCGGCAACCTTGAGTGGCGCACAAACCTTTACGGCTGGTCAGCGTGGCGAGGTCACGACGGTTACCTACTCGGCAACGCCTACGATTAACTTTGCAGATAGCAATAACTTTGTAATCACCCTGACGGGCAATGCCTCATTCTCGGCGTCAAACATGACGGCTGGGCAAAGCGGTCATATTGTCATCATCCAAGACGGCACAGGCAGTCGCACGGGCGCATGGTCGGGTGACTTTGAGTTTATTGGCGGTGCTGCGCCGACACTAAGCACGGCGGCAAACGCGGTTGATGTGTTGCCGTATTACATTCGTGCAAGCGGTAGCGTGGTTGTTGGCACTATCTTGGCGGCGGTCGCATGAGTGTTGTAAACGCTGGCTTAATGCTGAGTGCCCCATCGGGCTACACCATCGACCGCAGCCTGCGCTTTCGGTCTAGTGCGTCTGCTTATTTGAGTCGGACACCTGCGTCTGCTGGCAACCGCAAGACTTGGACTTGGAGTGCGTGGGGTAAGCGTGG